CAGGACCCTTCGGGGGCGCTCATATGTTATGTAAAGTATTTAATAATAAAAAAACCTTTACGAACCTATTGACTTTTTCCCCAGTTTCTGGCATAATATAGCTATGGAAAAGAAATTTGCAAGCAAGAAGCCATCAGTTAGCTCAACTGGATGGAACCGTGTGTACCATGACGAAGGTGTATCTGTATATAGTTCAGATACATACTTTGATTTCTACAAGCTATCTACCCCTGGCAGCAGGGCTAAGTACTTCTTTGGTGAGACTGCCTGGATGGACGTGCAGAGGCAGGCAGTGGACATCGTTGGGATGAGAGCTTATCAAATATTTGATTAAGATCACTTGACAAAGCCCCCCAAATACTCTATACTATATATATAACCCCAATAAGAAAGGCTCCACTATGGGAACTCGTGGACTAACTAAAGTAATTGACAAAGACAACATCCTAAAGGTAGCCCAATACGGACAATGGGACCACTATCCAGAGGGACAGGGTGTCAAGATTCTATCTATCCTTACTACTGACCGCTATGCTGTAGAAGAGTTGGAACTAGCACTAGACAAGTGTTACTTTATCTCTGATACTGATAGAGAGGTTATCTATAATGACTACAATACTCGCTACCCCGAAACTACGCACATGAAGAAGTTTTCTTCTATGCTTCCTAGTTTTAGTAGAGATACTTGTGGCGACATCCTAAACGTAGTTCGTTGGTCCTCTGGACCTGTTCCGCTTATTGATGAGCGTGAGTTTGAGTTTGACGACCTTATGTGTGAGGGTGTCTATGAGGTAAACTATAACACTAATAAGTTTATTAGTAAGTATGGTGACCTAACCGTAGAGTTTCCTCTAGACGCTTTGCCTACCCAAGAGCAGTATCTACAGGGCTTCCTTATGGCAAGGGCAGAAAAAGATTTGCAAGAAGTAGTTGACAACGCAAACGTTTTGTTCTAAAATAGATATATAACCCCAACAGAAGGAAACCCCATGCACGTTTTGCAGCGCATTGCTGTTCAAGCAGATGATAAAGACCTAGCCTTTCGCACAGTCAAAGATAACCTAGAGACACTTCTAGGAGATGTGTCTACCGATACCAATACCTGGTTTGACTGGTTTGTTACAGGCGGTGGACGTTGGAACCCTAACGAGGGTAGCCAATACAATGACGACGACCAGTCTATGACTATCTCTTATGATGAGAATCCACAGGCTTTCCTTACCGCTGTTGACGAGGGTATTTCTCATAGGCTCCTTGAGTTTGAACAATACCGCAAATACTACAATGAGAAGAACGTTGATATCAATGCCTATCTAGATAAGTATGACGGACAGATGTCATTCGATTTCTCTTTATATGAACTATCAAAGATGATTGACATGATGTATGGCAAGTGGGACTTCAACTCCTATTTCTTTGACATGCAACACGACACAACTAATACAAAATATATGCTAGAAAGTATTGACAACGGCAACAAAAACTGGTATATTGTATTTGTAGACTTCCACTTCTAAGATAGGAAACCCCAATGAGCAAGTTTTACACCTACGGTGCGTGGGCAGACACCTTCAAGCCAATCAAGAACCACCTCACTAATAATATTGACATTCATTTCGAAACCTATGGTGACGAGGTAGAGTTTGTTCAGAAGGCAGATAACAAGTATATCTGGACAGAGGTAGACGGTGACGAAGGCACTTACATTGTAGCTGGTTACCACTTTGTGAATCGTGTTCACTACTACATTACCGAGAACCCTTGGGACGACGAGTATACTGAAGTTCCTACTTGGCTATACCGCCTATGCGACTGTGCTGAAGAGAGCGAAGACGGTGACTACAACCCAGAATGTTCAGAATGTGACGAGGGTATGATTGACATTGACTGTGACACTGTGGTAGCATTGAAGAACATCTATGGGGAGGACAACAATGACATCATTGCCTAGTATCGTTAGCGCAGAATACGACCTAAATCTTTTCTATGCAGAGAACTACAGCGTAAAGACTGATAGGACTACTTGGGATAAGAACCTAACATGTCAGCCGTCTATCTACGTTACAACTTCAGACAGCAGAGTACTACGTTACTACCTTGACGCATTCAAACTAAACACAGCACAGACTAAGTCTATTGCGCACCACTTCCCAGAGGACGAGTGGGGTAGTGATTTCTTCATTGCACTAGAGCTGTTTAAGGTTCTTGCAACTGATAGGGACGCTAGCATTGATGAGATGTTGGCTAAGCTCCCAGACCCTATGGCTATCGATCTTAGTAACGATAAGCAGATTAACTGGATTAATTAAATAAGCTTCCCTTGTCGAGCTTGCTCCGAGGGATGGTACCCAAACAGTAAGGGGTTGCTAGGGTGGGTACCCAAATGGGGGAAGTTGAGAGTTACCTTTCTTACTCTTGACTTCCCCCTCTAAACTTGATACAATAAGCATTAGGAGAATACAAATGAGCAAACGAGGAATGACAAAGAATGAAAAGACCGCAGTCAAGATTGCTGAACTACTAAATGATGTGACCATAGACCTAGACCAAGTAGGTATTTATCTTGGTAGACTAGCACCAACAATTTCATACAACCGCCTAATGATTGTAGCAGAGTCAGCAGAGTTTGAGAAGCACGATAGCCAAGCAAACGAACTAGAGATGCTCTTCTAAATGTCAGCGGTATTTGGTATAATAGAAACCTACTAAGGAGAACCAATGGCAACTACATTCGAAAACAAAATCAGTATCCTATCAGACCTATGGCTAAACTATCGTGATGACGAAGAGTTCAAAGACTTCATCGAATACAACGACATTGGTTTGCCTATTGCCTTTGCTTTGTCAGAAGACATCGTAAAGGGAACAGAGGTGTCTGATAAGTTTGTCAATGAAACCTTTGACCTGTTGTTAGCAGGTTTGGAGATGGAAGACACAGAAGAGGGCTATGACACTCTCGAAGATGTTCTAGGGTTTGGGTTTGAGGAGTAATCCTCAGCCCAAGCTCCACGAGCGCCACAAACCTTTATATTTGTCAAGTCCTATAATTATAACAATTTGATTACGAAGGATCAATATTTTTCCCCAAAGTTGGCATTACGATCCATCTTATTATTCTCCCAAATAACATTACGAAGGAGATCAAAAAATCGCTGAAAGTTTTATTAGTCATTGTTTGGCAAGGTATCAAACCAGGCTTGTCAAACCATCTATATCCTGATATACTATATATATGAGTCCTAGAGGTTATTGGAGTAAAGAGTATATAGCTCCATACTTTACATCAGAAGAGTATAAGCATACAGAAGCTTATAAGCATGAGGTAGAGTTTTATACTAGTACTACTAATAGATTACGATCCATCATTAAATACCCCCGAAAAGTGTATAATCGCTTTGTGGTTTGGATCGCTAGCTGGTATGTCTAATTATATTGGTTTGGATAATGCCAAGGGCATCCCAAAAGTATACCAATTCCCCCTAGTATAACTATAAACACTATAGTATTACGAAAGAACAAATTTATCCCTGATTAATGGTTATTTATATAAGGTTTTATATAATATAGCCTATAAAACCAGGGATTTTTTATTGTTTTATTTGCCTGGTTTGGCATTATATCAGGGCATATGGGGTTTGTCAATAGCTTGGATAGCCTGGTTTGGGGGATACTAGATATAGTGGTTTGTATTACGAACGCCCCTATATATAGGTTCCATTACCCAAACCACTTTCCTCCATTTCACTCCACTAGAAACACCATTACGATCAGTAAGATTTATTTCCTGAATAGCCACTTCAGAAAGGTATCAAAACAGCCTTCTAGAGGGTCATAGAGGGACTTTCATGCATAGATTGATGAATCCCCTTACGAAGGTTTCGGGGTATCCAAACAACCTTATAGGGGGCTTTGAGCTTATGTCCTGATAGCTTACTACGCAGATATCCCAATTCAAGCATAGCCAGTCTCTTTGGATATACGACCTTACCAACAAAGTAATTCATTCTCTTTATTACTACTATCATTTGTAGCTAATCCAAGTTGCAATAAAAGCTCCAATGAAACAAGCTATTCCTACTAATAGGGTTTCCATATACTATTCTTTCTTATACTAGTGATTGTGGTTCTTCTTGATGCCCTCGGATTTTTTGAAGATATCCTTCAATAGATCAATAGGCTTGGTTAGCTCTTCATCTGGCAAAGAACCATACTTGTGAAGTAGTTTGAGCAGTATTCCTGCTATAAAAAGATCATCGTGAAAGGCAATCCATGGAAACAGAATGTCCCATGGATCAATAGGTAGAAGAAGCCATCCTATACAAAGCGAAGCAACTATCTTTACCCATAGGGGAGACCTCTTAAACTGCTCCTTGTAGGGCTTTAGCTTCTTTCTCAATTAGCTCCTCAATGGGATGTAAGTCTTGTACATCCATTACTAGTCTTTCACCATAACCGTAGTCTTTCTTATAGTGATTACTCAAGAATGTTTCTTTATCAATGTACCCCCAGATTTTAAACCTAGGGTCTTGCTCAGACTTCGTCTTATCGTTACCTACATATTGTACCAGAATTGCGATGTCAGACTTAAATAGTCTGGCAGCGTTAAAGATAAGACTCTTTAGCTGGCTAGTCTTTACCTGGATGGTGGTACCATTGTGCTCCATGTCAGAGCCGTCATCCCCACCGACCATTACGGTGGTATCTACGGCGTAGCCAAGAGCTTGTCCGATAGCCTGTTCTCCCAGATGTCCGATAACGTTAATACCTTCAGAAGTATTATTACGATCAAACATCCTGTCAGTCACGTTATGCTGTTGCTTTGCAATACGCATGTCCTTTACAAACTTTAGGGTTTGTTCTACACGTTCTGGGGATACTGTTACTTCAATCACTTACTTACCTTGGCTAGCAGCCACCATACAAATAGAATTCCAAAGGCAACAAAGTATGCCCAAGCAGGTCCAAGTAGTTCTCTCATGTGTTTTCCTTAATATTGTTTGTAATACAAGTATATCGGGGATAGGGGAGATTGTCAAGCGTGTCGCTTGTGGGTTCTCTTATTTTACCGCCGAGCTTTTATCATCTAAAATTTTCCACGAAAGACCAGCAGCCCTATAAAATATAACTTCGTATATCTTGTTGCAATCATCACATTGCCACTGTGTTTCTGGAAATGCTATCTTACGATTTCTCAAAGCATACAGATTTGGTAGGTCACAATAGTGTGGGTTGCCTATCTTAATTATCTTGCCTGGCATTACTTGTTTCTCTCGTTAGCATCAAACAAAACCCATTGGTTGTATTCGTAATTACTATGCTTATCTCCACCTGCAATGATGCTATAAGCCATGTCATACACCCCAGCAAACGTAGGAGCTGTGCCACCCTGCATTGGAACATCCTCATCTGCGTACTGAATGTCAACGGACCACCCAGTTGGCTCACCCATGTATCTAGACTTGGTTATCTTGATAGTAACGTAGTCTGAATTGTCAATGTCGCTCATTTATTCTTCTCAATCGATCCAATACACTCTTTAAATATGTCTACCCAAGTCTCAACAGATACGTTGTCGTCATACTCCATGTCACGACCAATGTATTTGTACCACTCTACCTCTACCCCAGAAGCATAGTGCTTAAAGTTAGGCTTATCCATCTGACACTCATCTGCATGGCTAATTGTCTTAAGGAAGTTAGCATGGTTGATATCACGCATACAGGTACAGTGTACATGGCTACCAGCAGTACCTTTTGGAATCTTGAATTGTCTATACAGTATGTCTATACAATCACACTCGTCCTCCACCGTTCCCTTTTTCCATTCATGCCCTGGCTTAGTGTCAAAGTTCCAGCCACCGTCACCACCATAATTTACATAGTGCATTTCACGGAATAGTGCTTGATAGCAGTCTTTGTCGTGCTTGTTAGTCTCTTCCCAAGTTTTTAGAAGATCATCGTAGTCACAGGCACAATCCCCCCAATAAAATGGACGCATCTCGAACACGTCATTCTTGTAGTGTGCACCATATCCGTGCTCTCCACCAAGGAATCCCTGGATAGCAATTTCACTACCAGTATCATCAATCTTCTTGGTAATGGCTATCATTAGGTTTGACACTAGGTCATCCGATACCTCTGGAAATACCAATAGAAGGTCGCTCACTAATCTCCCTTTACGTTAATAATCTGTCGCAGTGTGTGACGAATCTTTACTAGATCCTTTGCATCTTCCATAACGACATCAATATCCTTATATGCATTTGGATGTTCATCAATGAATGCATCAGACTTTGACCACTCAATACCCTCCATCATAGCATCTAAAGACTCTTTTGTAAAGGTTTTACGTGCTTCATTACGAGAGTATTCACGACCAGCACCATGTGGTGCAGTGCAGAAAGATAGCTTGTTTCCAAGTCCTTCAACTACATATGATGCTGTTCCCATTGACCCTGGAATAAGACCCATCTGTCCCTCATTAGCAGAGATAGCACCCTTACGAGTTATCCACAGATTCTTTCCCCAGTGATTTTCTGGCTGAGTAAAGTTGTGGTGACAGTTAATCTCTTCAATGATTTCAAAGTCTCCTGCGTGGTGCTTGAATGCCTTCTTGACACGATTCATCATTACTTCACGATTCTTGAACGCAAACTTTTGTGCCCAAGTCATTTCAGCAATGTATCGGTCAAACTCTGGTGTACCTTCTACAAGGTATGCCAAGTCTGAGTCTGCAAGGGTAATAAAATTCCTCTTCGCATAGTCTTGTGCAACAGCAATATGATGTGTAGCAATCTTGTTACCAACACCACGAGACCCCGAGTGGAGGAATAGCCAAATGGATCCTTCTTCATCCTTTGTAATCTCAATAAAATGATTGCCAGAACCGAGGGAACCAAGCTGATGAGTCCAGTTACTTGCATAAGTAGATGGATTAAAGTCTGCATCCAGGGCAGCATTTAGAAGCTCTTCAGCTGCATCAAGTGCGTCTGGCTTGACTGTCTGATTATGCTTAAAAGCTGACAGTGGGATAGCAGACTCAATTGACTCTCGTAATCCCTTAAGGTCCACGGTAGCCAAATCATCTACAGTCTTGTCAGTCTTAATAGCCATCATTCCACAGCCAATGTCTACTCCAATTGCAGCAGGCATAATTGCACCCTGCGTAGGAATAACTGATCCAACAGTTGATCCCTTGCCAAGGTGTGCATCTGGCATTAGTGCCAGGTGTGGGAATACAAATGGCATCGACGAAGTCGTCTTAGCCTGATCAAGGGTTTGCTCATCTAGAATAGATGCCCAGTTAAATAGTTTATCAGTTACTTGTTCCATAGTTTTCTTCTTCCTTATAGTAAGTCTCGGTTCCGCCAGCTCCCTGAACGATCACGGTATATCCTTCGTGGACAAGCTCGTGAATGGTCTTGTCTCTCTTAGTCTTAAGTTTGCGAGCGTCTTCGGTCTTTTGAAATTCAATACCCTTCTCAAAAGCCTCGTAGTAGATATTGGTTTCGCCATCTCTGAATGCCACGACTTCCTTCTTCTTAGCCTTACGCCACTTAAGAACAGGTCCACCACCATTACAAATATGCAGATGGTCCGCAGTCATATCCTCTTCAGGAATACCGCACTTACATTCCACGAAAGACTCTTCAATCTCTTCGTAGTATTCTCCACAACATTCTGGATCTCCACATCCCCAAATGGTATTATCTTGTTTTACATAGTATATGGTCATTTACTTCTCTTTCTTCCCTGGCTTATACATCTGACGATAGACTCTCATTGCTCCGTTAAAGTCAGATAACCAACTAAACAAATAAGATACTGAATACAGGATACCTATGATTAGCATGAACTCAATAATTCCTGCAAAATATATATCAACCCAGATCCAGTCTGGACCAAAGAATGTACTAATCATTTACTTCTCTCCTTTAATAAGTCTTATTAAGAAATTAGTTGTTGCTACTGAGTCGGAATCGAATTGCTGAAAACCAATGCTTGCTTCTTCTAGCATCTTGATAATGCGTTCTACTGCCCTATCATCGCCATAGCAAATAGGGCAGGTAAACATTTCAGAATAGTAATAGTCACAAGGTTTACAATACTTACGCTCATTTAGGGTACGGTCTGCCACTTCTGGCTTTTTACCCCAAACTTCTGCCTGTCTTGGGTCAGTCATTTACTTCTCTCTCTTTACAATCCAATAAATATTAAACGCCAGCAGGGTGATAAGTGCAGACTGAATGATGTCAATAACGTTTTGTCCGCTCATTTATTTCTCTCCAATACGTTCTAACAGGTGGTATTCAAAGTTCGAACACGGACAAGCCATCTCTTCGTGCCAAGCCATCTCCACACGCTTGCGCTCCCAGGCGATACCTTCACGGTAGCCTTCATCGCCCTCATGTTTAAGTGCTTCTTCAAACATATGTACTTTGCTCACAGGCTTGATAAGTGGATTATTAATCCAATGTTGGCTTGCATCATAGGCTTCCTGACCCATCTCAGCAATCAGCTCATCTTCTATTTCCTGAGACAGCTTCATGTATCTTTCAAATGATTCACGATTTACATCGCTCATTTGTTTTCTCCTTTTAGTAACTTTCTTAGTCTTTCACTTGGCTTAGGTGGTTCAGATAGGAGTTTCTCTAGTTTGTCATACTCTTCTGGAGATACCTTGAAAATTTGTGGCTCTATTCGTTGCCAGCTATTCAGTTCATCATATACCGCAAAGTGTGCCTTAAGCCCACTCTCACTTACGTATTTGCTGACATACTCATAGTCTTGTTTGTTAATGTAGACAGTATCATTAAGCTTCTGCTTCTTTTCCATCTCATCTGTCAATTGCTTGAGTGCATTTATAAAGTTATCGTACGTTAGTTCATTAGACATTTGCTATTCTCCGTTTGCTATATCTCTAAATCGTTGTGGTGGATGAATTCTCCTTGGGAACATTGCATCAATAGCCTTTGCTACGCATATCTCGGCACCATCGCCGTATCTATGTGTGAAAGGTATCCCATCGATATGCCAATCCTCTAAACGAGTAGGCTTGTCGCCATCAATAACAAGGTAGTCATTGATATCGTTATCATCAGTGCCACCTCGTACACGACCGATGTGAATCTGATTGATTAGAGTATCATTTACCCTAATATCTACATGAATTGGCATAATTCTCCTAAGTTTCTATATAAATTGTACTCAATATACCCCTGGGTGTCAAGCCTTTGTGATAAAATATTTATATGACAAGACATGAATACGTAATCGCATGTAGCGATCTCAAGAAGGCTACTAAGCTAGCCAATAACATTAAGCTTCACGCTAACCAGTGGATATTCGTAGAGAATACCTCCGATGATCCAGTAGTATACCGCAGAGTTCCTGCCAAGGAAGTAACAAAACTATAACGGTATTTGTGTTATAATTTTGTTATGGCAAAAAAGACAGCTTCGGTACGCAACAGCAACCGTCAGAACGGTAAGGCTAATAAAAAGCACCCAAAGATTTTTGATCCTATCAAGCGTAGGCTTGTAGCTGCATAATCTAAGGTATAATATTAGCATGACTCTTAAAGAGATTATTGAAATCACTAACACGTCGTCCGTCACCTCTGAGGTAATGGAACCAATCATTAAAGATTTTGTTGCAGATAATCCAGAGATTGGCTATACAAGAATTAATCACGATGAAGAGCCAGAGCTTGTAAAGCTATTGGTATCTTCCCAAATTCCTACCATCAGCCCATTCTTTGTTGGCATGGTAGATGGAAAGATAGCTGGAGGAGTCTCTGGCGTTGTTTCAAAAGAAGACCTAGAGAACCTTGTCAACTGATAGCAAGTTTAGATATCATATCTATCCAGATCGTATATACATTATATATATAGATGGTACAGCTATGGAGGTTACTGGTCAGGAAATTCTATCTGCCTATGTTAATTCGATAGATATTAGTCGTCGTAATTGACGTGAGTTACTGGATGTGTCTCGTGACATCCATAGCAATAGTGTGTTGGAAGGTCAGAACCTATCAGACAACCACCAAGGGCAATCTCTTCGTTTCTGGCTCTTGCAATTTCATCCATCGAGGGGTATCCGTAAAGGATTCTTACCAGCTCGTGGTTACATAATGTACAGTTCATTGTTATATTGTATCATATATGAAATATAATGTATAGATGGAAGATATAGAAAATATTAATTTTATATTAAATAAATATAATACTTCAGATGAAGAAGTATTATTAATATCTCAAATAATGCGGATCAAATTCTTCAATGCCCTGCGTGACCTGATAAGAGAAAAAGACATGGAGAATGATCAAATTGCCCTTGATGTTTTAGATTGGGCATACCAAAGACTTGCAAATGTTGATGAGTTGTTATAAACTTGTAACATTCGAGGTGCCTAACAGGGCAAACATAATCGTATAATAGATAACATAACTTTAAAGGAGATGGTAGTGTGACTACAGTATATACAAAGCCTGCATGTGTGCAGTGCGAAATGACCAAGAAGCTTTTGGACAAGAACGGAGTAAGTTACACAACCGTAGATATTACTCAAGATCAGGAAGCATACGACAAGATTGTCTCCATGGGATTCATGGCAGCTCCTGTAGTAATTACAGCTGACGATGCCTGGGCTGGATTCAACCCAGAAAAAATTAATGCCATCGCTGCTTGACAACCAACCGTAGAGGATGTATACTTTTTAAATGAGCATACCCGATATTGACTATGTGTTAGGATTTGAAGTGGGACAATTTGAATATGCAGTACCTCTCTCGCCAGTCAAACCTGAAGACATGGAGCGATTAGCAAAAGAATATCTAGAAAACAAAAAGCAGAACGAGTTAAAGGGAGAAAATGAGAGACTTATTCCTAGCAGCACAAGCACAGATCGAGGACCACGTTGATGAACATCAGCACGGCACAGTTGGTCTTGACTCGCTATTTGAAGTAGTATTCGGCATCGAGCATATTATTGCAGAGTTCTTCTGGAATGGTGTGTTCTTGCTTATAGGTTTTGCAATCTCTAGAGCAGTTGCCTGGAGAAAGATTCACAAATATATTGATGACAAACACGGTGTTCAGCACCAGAAAGAAGAGTATTAAAATGATTAAGCCACTAGAAGACAAAGTTGTAATTGAGCCAATCGTAGAAGCAGAGAAGAAGTCTGCATCTGGTCTTATTATTACGACCACCGAAAAGGAAAAGCCAACCGAGGGCATTGTTGTTGCAGTCGGAACAGGTGCTACCTTTGCTGACGGTACCAAGATGACCATTGACCTATCTGTAGGTGACAAGGTTATTTATTCTAAGTATAGCGGTAATGAAGTTGAGCACGATGGCAAGAAGCTTGTCATCCTCCCATACCGTGACATTTTTGCGGTAATCGCATAACAAAACATATGGCTAAACATGCTAAAGAGCGTAAACTCTTAAAGTATCCAATCAGTACCTATGTCTATATGTATAAGAATAGATGGTACTACTTTACGAAACCGAAACTAAGGAAGAAAATTGACAAACTCAATCAAAGTATTAAACGAAGGCTATGTACGCCTAGTTGATACCCTAGGCAGCGACCTATCAATTGTAAATGCAGCGAGAGTCTCTTATGACAAAGAGTCTACAGAGTTCTCTGAGCGTGATGGAAAGCTTATCAACTTCCTGATTCGTGAAGGACATACTAGTCCATTCCGACATGCAGCACTAACCTTTGAGGTATATGCACCTCTGTTTGTTGCACGTCAGTGGTGGAAGTATGCTGTGTCGTCTACCCACGTAGATGATCAGAATGGTTGGAATGAGTCTTCTCGTCGGTACATTACTGAGCACGAGGAATTCTATATACCGCTCCCAGATGCATGGCGTAGCAAGCCAGAAAATAGTAAGCAGGGTTCTGGAGACCCAATTGACCCAGAGATTGGTCAGTTGCACTTCGAGAGATTGCTGAATACTATCGAGGCAGGAACACGTAGGTACCACGATGCAATGAATGACGGAATTGCCCCAGAGCTAGCTCGTCTATTCCTTCCAGCGTATGGAATGTACGTACGCTGGCGTTGGACTGTATCGCTACAGGGAATCATGACATTCCTTGACCAGCGACTAGAGCACGATGCACAGTGGGAAATCCAGGAGTATGCTAAGGCTGTTAAGACTCTGTCTGAACAAGCATTCCCTGAGACATTAAAAATTGTTGGTGCTAAGTAAATGCTGATTGGATTAACAGGATATGCGCAATCTGGAAAAGACACTGTGGCTGATTTTTTGGTTAACAATTATGGCTACAGGCGTGTGGCGTTTGCTGACCAACTAAGAGAAGCCCTCTACAGACTTAATCCTAAGATTGATATTGCAGATATGGTTGGGGTCCCTCTAGCCACTGCAGTGGATGGTCTTGGTTGGGAGAATGTAAAGGTTGATAGCCAAGACGCTCGTCAGCTTTTGCAACGTATGGGCACCGAAGTTGGCAGACAAATGTTTGGTGAGAACTTCTGGGTAGACAGAGCAATGTCTGGTATCTCAAAGTTCGACAAGGTAGTCTTCACCGATGTACGATTCCCAAATGAGTATCGTAGCATCAAGTCTAGAGAAGGTGCTGTATGGCGTATCTCAAGGTCTGGTGTGGGTGCAGTGAATAGCCATGCATCAGAGACTGCCATGGATAGCATCTCAGCAGATCGAGACATTGCTAATGACTTCGCAAAAGAAGATCTATATGCAACTATTGACTATTTTATGCAGCACGTGTAGAATGGAATAGTAGCAGGGGAGTTAGCTCAGCTGGTTAGAGCAGCGGACTCATAATCCGTCGGTCATGGGTTCAAGTCCCATACTCCCCACCAAGCCTCCATAGCTCAGTGGATAGAGCAAGAGCCTTCTAATCTCTTGGTCGTAGGTTCGATTCCTACTGGGGGCACTGTGATATAATATTAATATGATACTAGAGCCAAGACACATTGAAAAACATGGTTACACTGTAGAGATTCTTAAGGATAGAATCTATATGGTTAGAGAATTTATTACCACCGACGAGCAGCTAGAACTACTTGCACTTGGAGAAGCTGCTGACAATGCAAAGTGGGAAAGCCACTACATGGATAATGTAAAGAAGTTTGCCCTAAAGAAGTTCGGTACCGATGACATTGATAGTCTAGTTAAAGAAGGTAAGTACGAGATTACTTCGAACTGGGTAGACAAGGTTCTAGAAATTGAGAACAATCAGGTTTCCAAAGATTTGACCCAAAGACTAAATAAGTTCTTTGAAGACTTTGATGATATTGAACCTAACGGAGTTGGAGTACTGCAGAGGCAGTATGCTGGGGTCCCACTGAAGGCTCACGTAGACAACCACACCGATCCATCTCTAGAATATGCTGCAGTGGTATATGTTAATGATGACTATACAGATGGAGAAATATTCTTTACACACAAGGGTGTCAAGCTTAGACCACCTGCGAGATCGATTCTTATATTCCCAACAGATGATGAGTACCTGCACGGAACCGAGGCACCAGGCGAAGGTCCTATTCGCTATGTAGTGCCTAGCTTCGTTGGCAAGAAAAAGTTTTACGACAACAATAAGTTTTAGTATTCATACCTACTTGGTGTAGGGAACCTCTCAGCTAACACTTCTTCCAGTAGCTTATCAAATGATACGTCTGTCGTAGATACAAATGATGACTGACTATTTTGTAAGTCATGTGACCTAGGCATAAGTTTTCCAGAGTCATACATCTTTACATCCTTAACCTCAATGCCACCAATGCTGCATAGATTGCCATAAGCTGATCGAGGCATGATAGGAAGCTCTACAATGCCCTGTAAGGCTTTTTTATTTATAGGCAGTGGAAAGTGTATGTCATAGTCTAATGGCTTCTCTATGCCCCTCTTGACGAGCTTCTCGTGAGCTTTGAGTAGCAGTCTTGTGTAGGTTGATTCTGGATCCAGCTGTAGATACTCATTTGCCTTATCTTCCAGGTAGCCACCATGCATGATCGGAATCTCATCTACCTTATCAATGATAAAGAAGTCATCGTTCATGTATACAAAGTTGTCTGGAATCAGCCCAGAGTTGGCTACTACCTTTAGCGCATCGTGAATGTTAGTAAACTTAGTAGCCTTATCTTTGTTCTTGATAAAGTTACCACCATACCAGGATGGCTTGCTGCCAACTACCCAAATTTCTGCATTTGGAAATGAGTTGACTACTGATCTAATTGAGTATCTTAATTCTTCGTTCTCGCCTGGTCTACATATGTAAACAAAATTCAAAGTTTTTCCTATCGTTCACTCAATTATACCATCACGGTGATATAATTATATAGATGGCTAAAACTAAAAAGCAGCGTGAAGAGATAGCTAAGGTGCTACAAGATCTTCATCTGTTTAAAGAGAAAAAGGGCTGTACTGATTGCAGACAGCACTTCCCTCACTACGTCCTTGAGTTTGATCACAAGCCAGAATTCCAAAAGATTGATGTTGTCTACAGAGTCCTACGTAACATGGGACCAGAGATGGCTTGGAAAGAAGTTGCTAAGTGTGACGTTGTTTGTTCAAACTGTCACAAGATTAGGACTTATCAGCGTGAGAATGAGCTGGATTAAATAGATTGATTAGATCTTCTTCTGTCACTGCACCAAGTGCTGTACCCACAGTCTGATCGCCATCTACAGCAATGAAGAATGGAGCAAGCTCAATCTTGTGTTGCTCTACTAGATACCTTACAACTGGCTGCTGGTCATACACACTAAACTTATAGAATAGAATGTCTGGGTACTTCTCAGCGAAGTCCTTTGTTATCTGGTGCATGTGGTCACAAGCAGGACAAGATTCCTTGTAAATATAGATAAGTTCTTTCATACCCTTTTCCTAATTAAAATAGATTGATATTTTTAGATTTGGTGTAGTCTTTGCCAAAGTCAGAGAACAATGCCTTGTCCATCTCTCTTTGCACAATGCCACGAGACCAGGAGAATCCTGCATCTCCACCCCATGCAAGCCACATGAT